TTTCCTCAAGTTCAACTTTTACTTTTCCACATTTGTACTCAATATTATCATTTGCTGAACGTTCTGCAACCCTCTTACCTTTCAAACAATCTGACATTGCTGGCTGTATTCTATGTTCTGTAAGTTCTCCTGCTATAAACATACAAAGTGCGACAACGCTACTGATGACCGTTTCCATTTGCTCTTACCTTATCTTTTAATTGTTCAACATCATCTAATGCTTTTTCTAGTTGTGTTTTTAAAAATTCTATATTAACCTTGTTCGTCATATTTTGTTCTTGAGTTACAGTTAATTTTTCAACGTCACCATACAATGCTTCAATCAACATAAATTGTTCTTGATCTGTTGGTTTTTGTTCAGATTTTTTTAATAAATCAGCATTAAATAACTCTCTTGAGGTCTCCAAACTGGTCAACCTCGCCGTCACTTCTGTATATGCGAATACGCCCATTGCGACTAAAATTATGAGGCTAGCTACGGTTTTCATCGGCATCTGCACAGCAGCCGATTCTGATATGTTTAGTGGTTTATTGGACACCTGGACCTCCACATAAGGCCAAAGTAACCAACATTATAATAAGTAAACCTGTAAAATAATAGTTCATCCTCTGACACTCCATAATTATTTCCAAAATTGCCACCATTTTTTAGTTACTTCTTCTATCAATACGATTGGTCCACAGTTACATATATTACAATCACATGTAGCGCACTGAGTACTAGATACAAAGTATCCTTGACCTACACAGTGACATCTATGTTCACAAGTATTACAAATTTTTTTTGCCATTATTTTTTTTCCTCAATATCATAAAACATTTTATCAGAATCTTCTGTTATCCAATCAGATCCTTCACAGTCCCAGTACGTAGTTTGTACACTATAGTCAGGCCAATCATTATCTGTTGTATAACTGTTCACATGCCAAATGATTCTGTTGTTTGGCTGCGCTGCATAATTACCATTTTTCAATGCTATTATGTGTGCACACTTGTGCTCTTGCGGAATTTCAGAATGTTCCGTATTTAGTATATTAGTCTCTGGATGTGCCCAGTCAACAGTAAATAAGTATTGGCCTTCGTAAAATTTTTTGTCTTTACCAATAAACTTTCCGTCTATACCAGCCAACCAATCAAAACAATGGATACTAGGATAATAACTAAAGCAGTTCCACAGTTGGAGTTGATCCACTCGCATATCAGGCACGTCTTTTCTTTCAAATTCTTTTTGAAAGAATGCTGAGATAGGTAGTCTATAAAAGACAGCACCATTTGGTAGCATGCAATGAAATAAGATTGCGCGACCTGAAATAGAGCTAAGACCAAAGATAACACAGTCACTAGACTGTCCTTTATTTTTTTTAAGATCATAGAGATATTCCTTCCTTATTTTACAATAAATCGGCGGTATATTAGCATTTAAATAAGACATAGTACATTATTTTATTTCACCCCAGTTTGGTCCAGATTCATAGTCTACTTTATTTGGTACTTTTAAGTCAACTGCATTTTCCATAATATCTTTTATTTTTTTAGCTTGACTATCTGATTCAATAGAAAAATCTAACTCATCATGTATTTGTATATGACCTATTAAACCTTCTTTATATAAATCAACCATAGCTCTTTTAGTCATATCAGCTGCACTACCTTGAATTAATTTATTTAACGCTTTGTATGTAAAGGCTCTACGTGTTGAATTATTATACCAATAGTTTTTTCTAGGATTACCTTTGGTATCTTTTAAAACGTTTCCATCTCTATCTTTTAAATGTGGACCCATTTCTTTTAGTTCTAACATAGTGTCATGATCCTCTGCGGGAACAAATGTACCCCAATCAGAACCTCTAAGTATTGGTTCATACTTAGGAAATCTACAACGCCTACCTAGTAATGTTTTTATTTGTCCTTTTGATTGAGCTGCAGACATAACTTGATTCATTAGTTGTTTTACAAATGGAGCTCTACTATGATAAGTATTAAATAATTCATCAGCTTTTTCTTTTGTAACAGCTAATTCATTCATTAATTTATTTTTTCCCATACCATAAAATAAACCTAAGTTAATAGTTTTAGCTTCTTTTCTTTCTATTTCAGCCATGTCAGCTACAATTTGATGAAAGTCTGTTTTAGGATCTTCTTGATATGCTTCTGATATTGGAGTTGCTGAATCTAAACCAAATCTTAATGCATAATGTGCAACTAAACGTGGCTCCTGTTGCGAGTAATCAAACGTACCCCACTTGCAACCTTCTTCAGGTAAAAATAAACTTCTTATCAATGGACCTGTATCTGGATCACGTGCCGGAATCTGTTGTAGATTAGGATTTGCATATGAAAATCTTCCTGTAACTGTACCTCCATCATCAGATCTAATTTGATTTATATCTGCATGTATTCTACCTAGATGAGAATGATTTAAAATAGTATCAATAAAAGTTGTACTGACCTTGTTTATTTTTCTAGCTTCTGCTATCATACGAACTACAGGATGATCATGACAAGAAATAAAATTTTTAGTAAATGAAGGAGAACCCGTCTTTTCAGTTCGGATATAAGGTAGCTTCAGTTTTTCAAAAACTTGTGCAATCGATCTGGCTGCCCATATCTGAGTGTCTATTCCTGTTTCTATTTTTATTTGTTGTAATAAGTTTTGTTCTTTTATTGCCATTGCTTTTTTTAATTGATCAGCTTTCTCTATATCTACCCGAACACCTAGGTGGCGCATATCGACTAAACAAGGAAAGAGATCAGTCTCAAGATTAAATATATCTTGAAGATCATCTTCAATAATAATTCTTTTTAAGTGGTGCCATAACAATAAAGTTAGTTCAGCATCTTTTTCTGCATATCCACCTACTTCACTTGCAGGTAGTTTCCACATTTCTGCTTTAGGATCTAAACCTCTTTCTTTAGCTGCTTTAGTTAGTAAAGCTTCATTCTTACCTTGTTTTAAATAAACCCAAGACAAAGAGTTTAGTGAATATTGAAATCTATTTTCATCTATTATAGATGCTGCAATCATTGTATCTATAATTAAACCATTGATTTTAATACCTAAATTTTTAATCCAACAAACATCATACATTGCATTATGAAATATTTTTGTAGCAGGTGATTCGCATACATCTGTAAACCAATCTAAAACTTTCTTACGATCCATGTTTGGACCTTCACCATGTGCAATAGGAAAGTATGCTTTATAACCATCTACAGCTACAGCTATACCTACAACTTCACCACTACCTCTAATGGACCCTGAACCCAGTTTCTTTAATTCTGGATCTCTTGTCTCCAAGTCAATTGCAATTTCTTCCGCTTTTCTTAAATCAGGAAACTCTGTGGGTGTTACCCATTCTGTAGTTGGCATTAACATTATTTTTTACCTTTAATATCTTTCAACTTTTTAATTTCTAATTCACAATAATGAATTACTTTCTCTAAATCTTGTATGCCATTTTTATTCATGTAACGACATACATATTTTATAACGTTTCCTTGAAAAAAAGAAAGGTCATTCTTAGAAATAAATTCATAGGGTTGAATATGAAAGTCTTTATAGTGACTCCCGCCTATCTGCTTATCTTGTGGAAACGCTTTATCAAACATATCTTTATTACTCATATTTTCTCCTTTAAGTTATTTGTGGCAGTTGTTGGTTTAACGGATTAAAAAACAAAGGGAATCGCGATCCGAACCAACATCCCTCGTTAGAGGAAGATGCTGCCACCCACCCCATAGGAAATGTCGCTATCCCGTTCTTTTTACACAGTTGTGTAATTCTATAATTTGTATGCATTAACTTTCTTTTTAGCTTTTAGTTTATATAAATTATTTCTAGCACGTGTGATTCCTACATACCAAACTCTATGCTCTTCATCACTTTTGTTTTTACTTTTACGAACTGCTTTCTTAATTTTATTTGGTTGGTCTAAACAAAGTATTACATTGTCTTGCTCACCACCTTTGAATGCATGTATAGTTGATATAAATATTCTAGCAGGTAAATCTAAGTCTTCTCCATTCTCCATCATTTCTCTAATGTATTCTTTGTCTTCATATTCAACTTCTTTAAATGCATCAAACCAATCTAAATCTGGATCCCAATCTTCCATAAGTTTTCCAGTATATTCTTCAATGTCTTTCCATTCTTTTTCATCTAATATCTTTCCTCTACACCAGGAGTTATAATTAATATGTGCATTATATACTCTAACCTTAAAAGATTTTTCTTTCTTTGTTTGATAATATAAATTTCTTTCTCTTAGTTCTTTCTTCATACTAACCAATCTACTAATAGTTCTAGTTAATATAACCCATCTTGCTGTTGTTAAATCTACATGATCTAAATTATTTATATATTCACATTCTCCTTCATAGTTTCTTGGGTAATAATCTTTTTGTTTTCTTAGTCCTTCTATTTTTTCAATAGGTATTTCTGATTGTTCTTGAACTGCTCTAGATATTCTTTTTGAATACTTTAAAACTTTTTCTTGATCAGCTTTTTGACTTATGAATCTATCTACATCTGCACCAGCCCAGGCAAAGATAGCTTGATCATCATCACCTGCTAAATAAATATCATCAGTATGTTCTTTTAGTTTATCAAATAATTTCCATTGTAATGGTGATAGATCTTGAGCTTCAT